CGAAGAGTTAGATAATCACCTCTGTCTTTTGATAAAGATATTTCTTCTGGTCTCCAAAAATACCCAAGTTGTTGTTGAGTAAGTTTATCAAAAACAGGATACTTATAAGTATCATACCTTTGAATACCAAGTGGAGCACCAAAAAACATTGGTTGTTTTTTAGTATCTATTTTATTTGAATTGAATACTGTCATTCCTTTTACTTTCATTTACTAACCTTATTTAATTTTAAATTGTGCAACTATCGCAAGATTCTTGTTCTCCTACACCATCCAATATTGATTCGATTAAATCATCTATTTCTTTTTTAGTTTCTTCATCTACATCTTTTTTGAAGTCGTAAGTGTTTTGATAATATGCCGTTTTGTGTCCTAATCTATATGTTTCTAACATATCTCTTGCCATTACACTAATGGGAACTTCATTGTCTTTATAATTTTCTGGATTGTAGGACCAATTAGCAGATATTGCTTGATCAAAAAACTTTTGCATTACGGCAACAATATTAATATATCCTTCATTGGATGGCATATCCCAAAGTAAAGTATAATTATTTTTAAGAGTATTATACTGAGGAACAATTTGTTTAAGAGGTCCTTTTTTAGATTGTTTGATGGATAAAAATCCACGAGGAGGTTCTATACCATTTGTCTCATTAGAAACAACTGAAGACGATTCTGAGGGCATCTGAGCAGATAATGTAGAGTTTCTTAATCCATGTTCTACAATAGAAGAACGTAAAGATTCCCAATCATATTTCAACTCATTAGAAACAATACTATCTACTTCTTTTTTATAGGTATCTATAGGTAAAATACCATCAGAATATTTTGTTTTATCAAAGTATCCACATTTTCCTTTTTCTTTGGCAAGTTCATTAGAAGATTTCAATAGATAATATTGTAATGCTTCCGACAAATCATGAACTAATTGTATTGTTTCTTTATCCCAATATTTGTATCCATGTTTAGCAATATAATGCGCCAATCCAATATAACCAATACCAAGAGAACGTCTATTTTTTGTAGATTTTTCTGCTGCTACAATAGGATATTTTTGATAATCAATAAGTTCATCAAGAGCACGAACGGATAAATCGCAAAGTTCTTCTAAATCATCTAACTTTTTGAGTTTACCGACATTAATCGCCGAAAGAATACAGAGTGCTATTTCTCCGTTTGGATCGTCAATGTGTTGTAATGGTTTAGTAATCAAAGTAATTTCCTGGCACAAATTACTCATAGAAACTTTTTCTTTAAAAGAAGAATGTTCATTACAATGATCAATATTCATAATGTATATTCTTCCAGTTTCGGCACGTTCTTTTAACAAAGAAAGAAAAAGTTCTTGTGCTTTAATAGTTTTTCTGGGAACTGATAAATCTTTTTCATACATTAAATAAAGATTGTCAAATCCAATTGTACCAAAAATATGAGATAATCCGGGAACATCATGGGGAGAGAATAAAGATATTTCTTGATTGTTTATAAATCGTTCGTAAAACAATTTACTGATTTGAATGCTATAATCTAAATGTCTTACACGATTATCTTCAGTACCTTTATTGTTTTTCAATACCAAAATGTCTTCTATTTCTCTGTGCCAGATTGGAAAGTGGACAGTTGCCGAATTGTGAGTTAATGTAAAACTATTGTTTTTTCCGACAAAATAATTATGATAATTATCTACAGTAAAATCATAGAAAGTTTTATCGGTGTTGGATTTGTATTGATGTTTATTTTTAATCAATATTCCATCGTTTGCGATTCCCAATCCAACTATTTCATCAATTTCTCTTGAGTCTATCCATTTTTTATTTCCATAATCATAAAATGGATGAATATTAGAAGTATATAAAGTTTCCTCTCCAATTTCAATTTCTTCTTGGCATTCTTTTTTAATGGTTGGAGTAAAAAAATTTGTCACTTTACCAACAGAAAAAGTTTCGTCAAATTGATTATAACAATATACATTATCTCCGATAGAAATATTGGAGATTTTTTTCTTAGACAAATTAATTTGAATTTCCATTTTCATATTTTTCTATTAATGTTTTGAGATCTATTGAACACTTTGATTGTTTTTTGCTATTTTCTTTTTTGGAAATATATTCCAAATTATGAATTGATCCAATTACTTCAGGAGGAACATCATTATAAAATCCCCAAAAAATACTATATTTGTGATCTAAAGAATAATTTTCATTTTGTTTTGTAAATATTTTTTTATTCAATTTTAAAGTTTTTTTTGTTTCTTTTTGAACTTCTTTTTTATAAACAAAAAATTCATAATCATTACAAATATCAATATTTAAATTATTACGTATTCTCGTAAATTTAATTTTTTCAATGATTGATTTTTGTATTTCAAGAGCAACAAATTTATCACAATTATATCTTTTTGCAATAGATTCAATAGAAATATTATCTTGATAGTGAGAGACTTTATAAACGGCTTCACTTTCGCTGTATCCATTTTTAACCCAATAATAAATTGATCTTGGACTATTTTCTTTTTGAATTTTTGAAACAAATTTTTTAGATTCCTCAATAGTATAATTTTTATTTAACCAGTAATCTATTGTTCTTGGAGAACATTTTCTTTTCTTTTGACACACAAAATCGTATGCGCTATCATAATCACAATTTAATTCTTTTTGAACATTTTTGATTTCGATATCAAATCTATTTTGATAATTTTCTTTTCTTTTGTTGTATTTTTCCAATCCTATTTCATCGCCATATTTAGAAATATATTGATTTAAATCTAAAGGTTTTGATTGAATTTCACTTACCTTTATTTTTGCTTCCTGTTCACTATATCCTTTGTTAATCCAATATTCAACAGTATTTGGTCTATTTTTTTTATTTCTAAAAGGAGATTTTTTTTCCAAAAACTCTTGATACAACTTTTGCGCTTCATCATAATTATCATTAGTTTTTTTCAAATAAAAATATATGCTGAATGGGGATTTGCTTTTTTTGATTGTATCTACGTTCCAAATTATTTTTTCCATGTTATTCATTTATCATAATGGTTTTTTTGCCGTTATGATTATTTATAATATCAATAACTTTCACCCCATCAATTTCATCGTTGATATCATATATTCTTCCATCAATAATAACATTATTGACAGTTAAGACTTCGGATTCTGAATCAAAACATCCACCTCTGATGCCATTTTGAGTACAGCATCTGACAGTTGCTTCAAATTTTTTGAGAAAAGGAATAACCCCTGTGTGAGCAATTTCTCCCCCTCTAATTTTGCTGTTGAGAGCACGGATTCTACCTGCGTTGATACCAATTCCTGCTCTCTGAGCAACATAGCGGCCAATAGCCATATCACTACTAAAGATACTGTCGAGGGTGTCATCAACATCAATAAGAACACAACTCGCAAATTGTCTGAGAGGCGTTCTAACTCCTGCGAGTATGGGAGTTGGCACGTTGATTTTGTGTTTGCTGATCGCGTCATAATATTTTTTAACGTAAGATAATCTATTTGTTGTTGGATAATTACAGAAGATGGTTGCAGCAACTAACATATAAGCATATTGAGGTGTCTCAAATATGATGTTATTAGTTCTGTCTTGAACAAGATATTTGTCAATTACTTGTCTTAAACCAGCATAGGTAAACAAATAATCTCTATCGTGTCTTATCCAAGAATTAATTTTATCCCATTCTTCGTTGGAGTATTTAGAAGCAAGTTCGGAATCGTAAATATTTCCTTTTGATAAACATTCGCATAAATGTTCTCCTACTGTAGGAAATCCTTTGTTCCAATTGTCTCCAAATACTTGTTTGTATAATGAAAACAAAAGAAGACGTGCAGCAACATATTGATAATTTGGATTATCCAAATCTATCAAATCGCTGGCAGATTTAATTAAAATTTCTTGTATTTCTTGTGTAGTTATTCCGTCATAAAATTGAATACCAGATTGTATTTCTACTTGTGAAGGAGATACACCAGAAAGATTTTCACAAGCGAATTCCACCATAAAATGTATTTTGTCTAAGTCAAAAGACTCTAATGTTCCATCACGTTTGCGAACTTTTATACTGTTACTCATACTTTTTTCCAATGATTAAGTTTTACTTTTGCTTCTAGATTTTTGTAGGTATTTAATTTTATCACATTTTTTACATTATGTCCAGCAAGAATCATATCATTTATATCTTTTTCTTTAATTGATTCTGGCCATATAACAACACTTTCTCCTTTGATTAAAGATTTTTCATAACGATTTACTATTTCTAAGTTTCTTGGTTCGTTATCAAAAATAAAAACTCTATTAGGAAATTCTTTTTTATCAAGTACAATATCAGCACCACACATTGCCAAAGAGTTATTGAGAAAAAGAGAATCAAAAGGTCCTTCAGTCACATAAACAGTTTCTTTCGGATTTATACGTTCTAATCCAAATATCTTAGGATGTTTTTTATCTAAGATAGTAGTGATGTATCTTAGGTTTGTGTTTTTTTCTAAAGACCTACCTTGATATCCAAATACTTCTCCATCACATTTTCTCAAAGGAATAATAATTCTTCTTTCTTTTGATTCAATTTTGTTTTTTTCCCACTCATTAAAATTTTCGACATAATAGAAATCAGAAAAATATTTTTCGGGTATTCTTCTATTAATCAAATATCGTTTTGCTTCGTGTTCATCATCTAAAGATTCAATGGTTTGCAAACTCTCAAACACAAAAGGAGGTTTACTGAAAATGTTTTTGAACACTGGTTTCGTATTTATTACTTTAAAGTCTGGTTCTTTTACCTGATAATTTTTACCAGTCATACCTTCTTTATATCTGTCCATAACATAGACATCATGAAGATTGGTATTTTGATCTTTTAAAAATTGACTAAAATTCTTTGAAATGCCACAGTTATGGCATTTAAAGACAAAACTATCCCGTAAGACAAATAGGTATCCTCTTGCCTTATTTTGTTTTCTTTCGGAATCCCCACAATAGGGACACCGAAAGTTATAAGTTTCTTTTTTCTTTTGAGTAAATTTTAGAAGTTGAGGTGATAAAAGATCAATGTATTTGACATCAATATAGTTCATTTAGTAGTGTTGATGGGTTTATCAGGTACAATACTGTACGTATGATTTATTATACCCGATTCATGTGGTGGTGTCAACCACCCAGATGCTAACGAACCCATAACAGTGGCAAAGACAGCAACAAATGCTCCAATGCCCGATGCCAACCATTTTACTCTTGTGAATTCTTCTGCTTTTTTTTCAACAGATTCAATTCTTTTTAATATTCTATTATTTTCGGAGGAAAATTCTTTTTTTCCATCTTCAATTAATTTCATTATTAGAGCATCGGATTTCATACTTTGATCGATTCGTTCATCGTGTTTTGCCAAAATGTTTGCTATATTATTATTTGATTGGGAAATTTTTTCTACTGCTATTTCTAATCTTTCAAGCATTTCTCTGGAAAGTTTTTCATACATACTCAGTTTAGATTCCAAAACATCAAGTTTTGAAATATCCCCTCGATTGAAACTACCAAACATTTCTATCCCCTATTATACGTTTCTTATTGCGAAATCAAGAGCTTTAGCATAAGAAGATGCACTCATATTTAACATAACACGAAATCTATCTTTGTTTCCGACATCAAGAGATTCATATGTTGCTAAAATTCTTTTAGCATCAAATACTCCAATTTTTCCAACACTTCCGTCATTAAAAACTAAATTAGCAAAAGAAGTTTCTGGATCTCTTCCATATGCCGAACCTTCTTCTACAACTTTAAGAGCAGTGGTAAATACATCTACTCCACCAGCAGATGCTCTTGGAAATGTGCCCACAGCAACATCTCTATCTTCATCAATAAAATTACCTTCTGGTTCGTAAGAATTTTGTTGTTTTTGAACCTTTTGTGATTTTTCTGCTGCTTTTGATTTATAATCCGCCAAACGTGCTTTCAAAAGAGTATCCATTTCTTTTGCTTTATCAACTAATTTATTTTTTGCTTCAGCACGTTTTTTTTGAAGTTCTTTTTGAGCGTTTAATTTTTTTTGTTGTGCGATTTGTTTTTGTGCTTGGGAAGTTTTAGATTGCCCACCTGTCAAATCTACTTCATTTATGACATTCATTGAATTTTCTTGCGTTTTCATTTTTTTTAAAACCTTTACTACTTCTTTAATTTGATCGTATTCTTCAGAAACTTTGGATTTTCTTCTGGATATTATTCTTTTAATTAAGTTTTTGGCATTTTTTTTTCTGCCATCAATTTTTTCAGGCATTAAATTATGCCATATTTTTTTTCTTTTCTTTGTATTTACAAATACAAAAGCGGGCGGTAGACATAAACTTGCTCCGTCACCTGCCATCATTTCGTTTATATTAGTTTGAGAAGTTTTAGACATTTTTCATCCATATCAGAAATATTTATATCTTCTGGTAGTCTATTCAGAAAACTCATAAATGCCTTTAATATAGGCCAATACTGAGATTCTATTTTATAAAACAACAATAAAGTAGCCGCATCATTAAACACATTATACAAAGTTATTATATGATTTAAAATCAAATGATATCTCAAATCACCAGAGGTTTCATATCTACGAAGTAATCTTTTGATATATTTAAACTTTTTTAAATCTTCTTCAAAGTCAGAATATGTAACAGATAAAGGATTGTTGTAGTTTTTAATGGCAAATAACAACCAATTATCCTGCGTCAGTTCATTAAATATCATTAATTTATTATGGGTGTGTTACAGTAAGTTTAGCAGAATTAGAAAATACTGTTACAGCACCATGTGTAGATGATATTCTAACACGATATAGTTCTTGATCATTTCCTGAATTAATTCCAGTTAAAGATAATGTAGAACTTGTTGCTCCATTGATATTATTCCAATATACAGTATTTGCTATTTGACTTTGCCATTGATATTGTAAAGTTGCTTGTCCGGCAGCAGTTACAGAAAAAGAAGCAGTGCCACCAGCATAAGCAGTATTTCTAACAGTAGCAACAGTAATTGTTAAATCATTTGTAACATCAACACCACCAATAAGACTTCCTAATATTTTAATTTGATTACCTACAACATAATCATGTCCAGCAGATGCTATAGTAACATTATAAGAACCAGAAGATGCAGTAACATTAAAAGTTGCTCCAGATCCAAAACCAGAAAGATTTGTTCCGCCAACTGTATGTGTGCTAGAACCAGTAGAAGTTCCTGTTTTAGTTATAGTTAAAATTTGATGAGTAGCAATAGAAGCAACAGTGATTATAAGATCGTTAGCAGGAGTTAAACCATTAACACCAAGACTGGTTCCTAATACTTTTATTTTATCTCCAGCGGCATATCCACGTCCACCTGAAGTAACAGTAACAGCATAATTTCCTCCGCTTGCTACAACAGTAAACTGTGCTCCAGTTCCATTACCAGTAATATTCGTCCCAGAAACTCCAGTGAAAGTTGCTATTCCATTACTGTATGTCGCAGAAGAAACTGATAATCCAGTTTCGGTGACTGTAAGAATACCACCAACAGCAATTGTTGAAGAAGTATTTGATGGTTGAACTGAAATAGTAATAGGAGTTGTTGATGCGTCTGCTGCTATAGCATCATCATTAACGGAAGGTCCACCTGTATAACGTGGATATGTACCGTCTCCAGCGGCAACAGGAGTAGATTCTGCATTGAAAGCAATAAGCAATTCTGATTTATAATGAAGAGTTCCATCTGGTCTTTCAATAGTATAATAAGAATACCAACCAGGTGTTTTAAATCCTCTTGTATGATTTTCTGGTAATGTTGCCTCAACAGTATCAATGAAAACTACTTGTCTTCCAGCACTATCATAATTTTTTAAAAAATCAGGCAATTTATCGTTTCGTACGAATTTCGGTACGTCCGATTGAGCATCGTGTTTACCCCATAGAGACATGTTTTTTCCTCTTAAAAATTTACTATATCTTAAATATATTTATAAAAAAAGGGATGTGTGACATCCCTTTAAATGATTATTAAAAAATTTTTATTTACTATTTGTCTTCTGGAATATCTTTAGCACCACTTGCTTTTAAATATTCTTGAACTTGAATGATGAAAAAGGATAGAATACCGTTCGACTTTACTTTTGGATATGCACCCAATGCTTCTGAAATAATCAAAGCAATGGAAAGAATAGTTGTTTTATTAGCGACAAGAAACGCTGTTACTGCTGCTGTTGTCATGAGAACTCCTAAGAATATAATTTAGAATTTCACTGGAAATTCTTTACTATTATTTAGTCTTCTTTCTTTGCCATTTTTGTGGCAGTTGCATACATTACAGATTTTCCTTTTTCTCCATATTTGGATTTAAAGTCACCGTAACGTTGTTTCATGCCTTTGACAAATTTTTCTTTTTTTTCTTTTTCTTTTGGAAGAAGTTTATCTTCATTGGTAACTTCTTCTTTTTTCAGTTTCTTTTTATTATTAAATTTAGTTGCTTTAGAAGCAGCATCTATAGTTGCTTTTGCTTCGGCGCTATTACGAGGTGGTTCAGGATCATTGGGAACACTTACATGAGGCATTACTTCAATTTCAACTTTACCATTACTAATTGTTTTAGAAGGAACTGGTTTGATGCTAGTTTTATCGAGTTGTTTATCTGGTGAAGTAACTTTTTCAGAAAAGGTATAAGATTCTTTGGGAACACAATTGGGAACTGTTTTACCTTCTTTCTTTTTCTTTCCTACAGGTTCGTATCCTTTCCAACAAGGATTATCAGTTTTTAAACTTTTTTCTTCTTTAGTGTAGCATTCGCATTGCATCTTACCACACTTAGCGCACTTTTTTTTGGTGTCTTCCTTTTTAGATTTGAACTTTTCGTTTGGTTCATCCATTTCTTCATCGCCAGGTACATATTCATTTGCTAAATGTTTCCACATTGCAGCAGCAGCAATTTTTTTACCTTTTTCTCCACCACCTGCTTTACTAGCAAGTTTATCAAAGTTTTTGCCTGGTTTACCTACGTCTTCACCTTTGTGAATTTTTTTAGAAAGAGAAGATTTACTCATCTTTTCTTCCATTGCTTTTTTACCATTTTTTCCGTGAACTGGACATTCTTCATTAAATCCTTTAGCAGGACACTTACAATTATCATCAGCATCTTCTACGGATTCGTCTACGTGATCTTTGTAAGAAATATTTTCTTTTTTTCCGTGGACTGGGCAAGGTTTCTCGGAAGTTTTATCATCACAAGTACATTTCTTTTCCATGAGTTCCAAAAGAACTTTTTGTATGATGTGTTCTTGAAATTCGTTAAGTTGCATCGTTTTTTAACTTATATCGTTTATTCTTATTTATGAAAAATTTGACTTTATCTTGATTTGATATTTTTTCTTTTTTATCTAAAACAGTTTCTTTAATATCTTTCACCCATGCACGAAACATTTTATTATCTTCTGTTATAGCAATGACATAATTTACGCCTCTACGATGTATTTTGCCAATCTCTCCTTTGTCATTTTCAACCCATGTTCCTTCGGCAAATGCTTGTTCAAGCATATAGGTTTTTTGTTTTGATTGTTGTAGAAGTTCTTTGAGTGTTTTCATTTAATAAATGCAAAAAATACTTTCCTATTATTTATAGAAAAGTATTAATAAAATTAATTTGACATTATATATCTCCGTCTACTCGATTTTCACTTCTGAATACATCAAAATTTCCTTCAGGATATCTACTTGTCAACTTCATCACATTAGTCAAAACAACTTCATTTAGATTAACTTCTAATCCTATAAGTGCTTGAGTGAAATACCAATAAACATCACCCAACTCTTTAATCAAATGAACTCTATTGTCTTCAGTTAACTCTTTACCTTGAAATACTATTTTTTTAATAATCTCAGTAAACTCTCCTGCTTCGGCAGAAAGACCCACAGCAGCAGTTAAAAGACGCGCTACAGGAACATTACGTTCGTTTAACTGTTGAAGTCTTGCAACGAGTTCTTCGTTTAATTTAGAAGGATAACTGGTTGTGCTGTCTACGAATTCTGTGTATTTTTTTAGATCTACTTGTTTTGTCATAAAATAAAATTAGTGAATTTACTTTTTGTGTCTTTACTTGATTGTGCCATCATCTCATCAAAATCAAACTCTTTTTCTTCTACGAGGTTTTCGGCATTATCTACATTATACAACTTCATTCTGGATCTGTCAATGCCAACAACGAAACGTTTATGTGTTGTTGGATCGTTGTATCTATTCTTTAACTGCTTCACCATTATTTTGTTTTCTTTTTCCAACTCTTCAGTAGAAATCAAAGCAAACATAAAATCGGCAGTAGCAGGTAATCCAAAACTGTTTTTTGTTAAAATCCCATTACAATAAAATAGATTATCACCAGAAACACTAATATCTATAGTTTCTTTTACACCACACTCTTCAATTGATACAATTTCATCATTGTAATCAATATTTTTATCAGATAAAAGATTTTTTTCGTTTTTTTCTGTTTCTAATTTAATTAATAAATCAGTTAATTCAAATAAATCTAAATTACTAATTCCTAATTGAATCAATTTATTTGCCTTATATAAACATTTTTCTTCTATTTCAGTCATGCAATATTTCCTCTTTTAGATAATCGATTTTATTAGAAAAATTTTCATCATTCCAAACATAGTATATCATATACCCTCTAGAAATAGCAAGTTTCTTTTTCGATTCTTGATATTCAAAAATTTTATCATAATCCCCAATACCTCTCCATTCTTCTTTTTTTCTGGGATGCCAAAACAAATTATTATATTCTATAATTATTTTTTTACTTTTTATTACAAAATCATAAAAAT